ATCCATTTAGGTTGAGCATCTGCCCATGTATAAAATTGTTCTGTAGCTCTAATAGTTTCAAAATCAAGATGTAAAGAAAGCAATTCAACTTCAGCTTTTTCTCTTTTTGCTGTCGCTTGCAATTGATTAATTTCTTCAAGTTGCTTTTCTAAATCTTCAGCCTGTTCTTTTGATTTTTTAATTGCAATTGTTTCAATAATTGCAGCTACGTCAGGATATTCTTTTGCCCAGTCTTCTAGTTCTTTTTCGGATTTAGGCAAACTTATCTGTGTTTTTGTTGCAGTAGTCAATTGTTCTTGTAATGCTACAATCTTTTCTTCATGTTCTTTTTGTTGTTTCTGAGAATGTCTGCGAAGATCACCATATCGTTTCTTGAATGTTTTTTCTTCTGGTGTTTTAGCTTCTTGATCCTCATCTAATGAATCATTCTCGGAGTTCGGTTCACTATCACTATTTGTAGCCTGCTCTTTAATTAATTCTTCAAGTTCTTTTTCTTCATCTTCAATTGTTTTTTGGGAATTATAACGACGATCTCCCATACTTACAACTTTTTTAATAGGATTAACTGTACCTACTACTGTTTCATCTTCCATATTTTCTCTCCAATGTTGGGGCTATCCGTAGCCAAGTCGGGGGGTTAGGTAAGCCAACAATGGGACTATTTACGTCTGGCTAGTCCCTTGCCTTTTCTTGTTCGTGTACGTTGTTTCTTTTTCGTCACTAAGCCACCAGCAGCCATGCCACCATAATCCTGTGCATATTGGGCTGCAATCTGCTCTTCTCGTGCTTTTGCTTCTGCTTCTATTTGGTCTTCTCGTTCTTTTTCAAGTCGCAGTATTTCTTCTTCAGCCTCTTCGTCTGCTCTTCTTGCATCTTCTTCTTGTCTTGCTAATGCTGCTGCTGCGTTATTTGCATCTTGTTGTGCAGTAGCCAGTTTTTGCTTGTTGATAATAGCTGGCCTTTGGTCAACAGGCGTTACTGGTGTAAATACTGAGGCTGGTGCTGGTGGTAAAGGTGGTGGTTCTGGTATGGGCGGAGGAAATGAAGGACTATGTGGTGGTTCTGGTATGGGCGGAGGAAATGAAGGACTATACGGCCTTGTCGTCCTTCCTCCTCGTTCAAACGGAGAAGGTACTTCGGGTATTAGAGCAATATTTGGCTTTGTAGCTGCTACCCTTTCTACAGGAGAGCTTACAGTAAAACCACCGGGAACTTGCTCAAAAGAAGAAAGAAGATTAGAAGCTGGTCCCGTTGGTGTATATGCTGGAGGTAAGGGCCGTCCTCCTACTTGTTCAAACCGATTTACAGATGAATCATCAATTGCATCCGCTGCAGGTGCAGGTATAGCTAAAGGTTCAGGTACAGGCATTGGTGCGAATTCAATTGCATCCGCTGCAGGTGCAGGTACAGTAGTGGTGTCAGGTATTTTCCTAGCATTCCTCTGTTGATTCCTCAAGTTATCTAAAAACGTCCGAAGGTTTTCGGGCAGTTTAGCAGGAGCTACTGGTTCAGGAGCTGCTGGTTGAGGAGCTGCTGGTTCCTGTCCTGTAAAATCAAAGTCTTGTGGCTCTGCTCTTGGATCAAGTACTGGTTGAGGAGCTACTGGTTCAGGAGCTACTGCTGGTTGAGGAGCTGCTGGTTGGCCCATATATGGCGAATCATGCCCCAGTACAGCGGCAGGTAGTGATGAAGCTGCTGGTTGTGGTTGTGGACCTATTTCGCCATTGTCATCGCCATTCTCAGCGTCCTGTTTAGCTTTAGCTAATGCTTCATCATACGCCTTTTTTTGATCGGCAGACATACCTTCAAACCACTTTTGATTAATATTGGCTCCTCCAAATAATTGCCATTTTCCGATATTTTCTTGACCTATTCCTCCAGCGGCTTTAACCTGTTGTTCTGGAGTTAAAGCAAAGAAGGTTCGTTTACTCATTCTAGAAGTTCTTGTGCCACTACTTCTCTCTGGATCACGAACAATAATTCTCCCCGATGATGTAATTCCAAGATATTTACCTCTTCCTAAACTCTCTCGTAACTCGTCTCTTCCAACGCCCGTTGGCTCTACATCATCTGTAAATCTAAGAAAGTTTCCTTTGTCATCCGTAACAATTTGATCTAAAGTTAAATCTGATACACCATATTGTGTACCAAGAGTAGATAAAACTCTGGATATGTCTATTTGCTTACCTTGTTGATACGCCTGAAAATCTGGACCTGCTGCACCAAAGAAGGTGTCCGGCCTACGTGCAATAATATAAATAGGCTTATTACCTTCACCTACATCAAATTTAACGGCCCCCGGAATTTGTCCTCCTTGTGCTTCCCAAATTTTATCAGCATTTGAAGCGAGCAGTCCTTCAGAAAGACCCTTACCAATAATACCGGGAACTGCTGCTAGAGTTTGTTCAAACGGAGTATAGTCTGTTTTAATCTCATCTAAGGATTTCTGAATAAGCGAACGTGCTGCCTCACTATCTAGATTGAGTACCTTCCCCGCTGCGTCTGTCTCTTCATCAAGCTCACCCAAATTATTTAATATTGTTTCTAGTTCTAGCAACTCGTCTAAATTTTCCTGTATTTCATCTTCCTCTTGTCGTCTTTCATCATCTAAAGCAGTTTCCTGCTCTACTCTTTGTCGCTCTTGTTCTTCTTGAGCCGCAACTAATTTCTGTGCTTTATCTTCTTCAGATTCAACAGGAACAGTTGGTGTTGTAGTTTCATCTGTTGTCGTAGGAGCAGGAGTAAATCCTGCTGGAATTGTTCGTTGTGGAACACCACGTATAACTGGAATAAGAATACTTTGTCCAGCGGCATTTATGTACTTTACATATTTAATATCCTGCAATTGTTCATACGTTGGAAACGTAACAGACCGAGAAGGATCTCTAACGGATCTTTGAGGACGTAAAGGTTGAGTTACAGTTTGTGAAACGGGAGATACTTGAGTAGTAGTTACTGGTGCAGAAGCTACCATATTTGCTCTTGGTGCAGGAATGGCTGCAGTAGTTAATCCCCCATTAGCATACGTTTGTACTAATCCACCCCGATAGTATTCTTCAACATCAATAGGGGCTTCTAACAATGGTTCTGCCTCTGGTTCAACCATACGGTCTGTTGAACCCAAAGAAGGCTCTTCTTCAGCAGGCATACCTGTTAAGCCTCTATGTTCCATTTGTTGTAAACCGATTTCTGCTGAATCAACGAGCTGCTGTAGTTGTTGCACTCCATAAAAGTTTACAGCAAAAGACGGAATTATAAATTCACCAGCACTTAATGCTGCTGGTTGATCGTCCCTAACTCCTTCTGCAGTAGCCCCAAGAGGAATTTCATTTCCACTAACAGGATCAACCATATTAGGATCAGGTACTAGCCCCGTTCCTAACATTTGCTCCTGCATCTCAGTATTCATTTGTTCTCTTGCCACTATATTTTCTCCTTTATAAAATATTCATTTTATCGCTGGCATGTACTTCATCTCGCAATTGTTTTAATTTGCGTAAACTATGAATAGCTCCTTGGGCTTTATAAATATTAACCATATCTATATTCTGTTCTAAACTAGCCTGTTGTTGTAGAATAACCCAATCAATATAACTATTGAATGCGTCCCATTGGCGTTTGTTGTTGACCAGTGTCTTGAGCTTGCTGAGTAGGCTGCTGTACTGGCTGTTGTTGCTGTTGTCCTGTGCCACTAAATTGTTCCTCCATAGGTATGGGTGCGCCTCCTACACCAATATTTCCACCTCCTCCTCCTTGCATATCATTTGGGCTTAAACCCGGAGCTTGAGGTGGTTGTTGAACGGGGGGTTGTGGTGGTTGCTGTTGCTGTTGAATTTTAGCTTGTCGTGCTGCTTCTTCAGGTGTATTACAAACCTTATCTGGATCAAGTCCCATCGAGTTTGCAATCTCTCGAATAATAGACGTAAACTTAGCAAAAGGAGCAAGAGCTGGATTTGCTACAACTTGTAAAAATTGTAACAATCTTTGACTACGTACTTCATTTGCCATTAAGCTTTCTGTTCCTCTAGCTTTAATTTCTAAATCCCCTTTAATTTCAGGATCAAAATCAAATTGCATATTAAAGCTAAAGAACGCTTCTCCTAATGGTCTTAAAAGATAATCATCAAAGTTTTTTACGACTGTTTTAATACTGCCTGCTGCAGCTCCCATTAACATAGAAATTCCTGCCGCAGTTCTGCCAGTTCCTGTTACACCTGTTTGTCCATGTGAAAAACTAGGAAGGCCCGTAGCTTCATCGGAAAGCTGCCGAGCCTTGTCAAACAATTGCATATTTTCATTACTGACGTTTGGAAACTTAGTTCCAAAGATCGCTTGTCCCGGTGCGCCACCTTGACGACGGAACACCTTTCCGGGATAGAGTTGTAAGTCCTGTCCCGGCACAAGATTTGTTTCATCTATTTCAACTAAAAGATTACCACTAAGAACAGCGTTGTCTACTGCCATTCTCATAAAGCCATTCATTAAAGTTTGTGTGTCATCCATATTCTCTGCCAAACCAATGCCAAAGAAACTATATGGATTTAGTTCATATGGAACAGCGTAGTATGGAATACGAGCAGGCTTAAATGGATTTACTACCAGTCTTAAAATAAAGTTATTACAGATCCAACAATTTACTTGTATTTGATCTACATTTTTAAACTCTTTAGGTAAATCAATACCAAATTCTTTTGCTATGTCGGTATCTAGTAAACCCCAATATTCAAGAATTTCATATCTTTCAGGGTGATCATTTAAGTAATAGTCTTTTAAGTCATTTTCCCAGTATTCACTTGAATAAACTTCACCCATCCCAATACAATTGTTAATTGATTCTTCCCGAAAATAAGGACGATCTTTAAGTTCTCGCAATTGTGCTTTAGAATATTTATGACGTTCAATAATATACGTGGCTTCATCCATGTTACTTGAATCAGGATCAGGATACAAATCCCAACAAGAAACGTGCTTTAATTGAGGTACGGTTTTTATTGTAGGTTTATATTTACCTTCTTCAGTCCAATTAGCGTATTCTTTATCAATTGCAAATGGACCTTTGATTATACCAGTACCAAATAAAGCACATTCAAATGCAGACGAACGCAAATGCTTACTTGCCCCGGACTCTTCAAGCTGGTCCATAATCTTTTTTTCCATCTTCTTAGCTGCTATCATAGCAGGATGAAAAGTAAAGGCAGATGGAGTTTGCCCTTCGCCCTCTTTTAGTCCTTCAATATCCGCTAACTTTTTATCTAATGCTCCTAATTGGATCTTGTTTGCTTGCAAACTATCTAAAGTTGCTCCTGCTTCAAGTTCTTGCCCATCACCGGGAAATCCATAGGGACTTGCGGCAGTACTTTCTTGCATCTGATCTGGAGGAGTATTCGTATCAAAATGAACTGCTTCACTAATTCCCTCTGGCAGAGTTGTAGGTTCAATATTTAAAGGAAACTTTTGTCCAGCAAACAATACATCGGTAATTTGACCATAGGCAGCTAATACTTTTGTTTTAGTAATTTTAACAAAAACTCTAGATCGTTCCGCCTCTGTAAATTGAACATCAGAATTATAAATACCTCGATAGTTTCGATATGCTTGTAGCCATCTCTCTTCGTCAAATCGTCGCCAATCTTTAGACCGCTTATATCTATCTTCAATAAACGCTACTAACGAAGTAAGTTCGATGTCTTTAGTATCTTCGTCTAAAGCTAAACTCTGTGTTTCTTCAAATGTATTTTCTGCCATATTTTAATACCCAAAAGTTGCGTCAGCCGGAATATACCTGTCTGACATTTGTTCTATCGTAAAATCAAATATTCCTTTTCTTGGTCTACTCATTACTCCGTACCGTAATGCATCGTATAAATGGTCCTCTGATTTTGTATTTACATCTTCAGGATTTTTTGGATCAAGAGGAATTGAAGGTAACTGGGATACAAGATTAATACAATTATGAAAAAATACGATACCGGGTTGTTCCTCAACATCCCCAAATTCTTCTTGTATCTGTAAGCGTCTATGCAATTCATTTTTGCCTGAAATACGACTTCCTGCACTTCGATCACTAGGTCGCCATCTGCAACCTTGCATAATCATTTGTTCAGCTAAACTTGGTCCTGTGTCTCCTCGTTTATGCCAACATGAACTATCTAAAACGCCATAAAGAATTGTACCATCATTTTCCTCTAAATACAAGACTTTATTTGCTAAATCTTTAGCTAACATTTTTGAGACATATAATTCTCGATAGACTACTAATTGCCCTTCAGGAGCAACTGCAAACCAAAGCACAGCACTATAAGAACCATATCCGTAGTCACATGACCGAAATTTAGACCAATTTTTTGGTATATTAAATGGTTCAACAACATGAACCTTTCTGTTAAATTCAGGAAACGCTGCACCTTCTGCTACATCCCAGTTTCCTTCCAGTAGTCTCTTTCTTTGATTTTCAGGAAGCGACAACAGCATTGTTTCATAATCGCCACTTTTAGATAAATACGGATTATCAAAAAGCTTTGCTGGAATAAACTTACGTTGAAATAAAGGCTTCCCTTCTTTTGTATGTCCCTTTGGGTAGATTAATTTATTACCATCTGCATCTGTAGCCCAAAACTCTTTACCTGCTGGAGCAGGATCT